AAACCAGACCACCGAGAAGGAAAGCAACCGAGCCAGCGCGACGGCTGGTGCCGAAGTCACCAAGGATATTCGGGATGGTGACGCGGGCATCGTGGCGGCTGCGCTCAACGGAGTGATTCGCCGGATCGTCGATCTGAACTTCGGTGAGTCCGTAGCTGCTCCCGTGTACGAGCTGTGGGAGCAGGACGAGATTGATAAGACCCTGGCCGAGCGCGACAAGAACCTTACCGACGCGGGCGTCAAGTTCACCCCGGCTTACTGGATGCGCACCTACAACCTGCAGGAAGGAGACCTCGCTGCGCCGGAGGCGACCACCGCACCAGCGGCAGAGTTTGCCGAGTCCGTCGTGCGCCCAATTCTCGACCAGGTAGCGCTTGACCAGGTGGTCGCCGCACTGCCTCACGAGCTACTGCAAGAGCAAACTGAAAAGGCGATCGCACCGCTGATCGAAGCCTTGCAGCAAGGTCGATCCGAAACTGAGGCGCTGGGTTTGCTTGCTGAAGCCTACCCGCAGATGGACGACCAGGCGCTGCAGCAGACCCTCACCAGGCTGATGTTTATGGCCGACATGTGGGGCCGATTGACCGCTGCTGCCGATCGGGAAGACTGACATGGCTACCTCATTGAAAATGCCATCGCCCGCCGATCTCAAAGCCATGTTCGGCATGGAGCCTGAGAATGCCGTGGCGTTCATGAAGTCCAAGGGCTATGCAATCACCTGGAACTGGCAGGAAATGCTTGATCAGGCCCATGACCAGGCGTTCACCGTCGCCAAGGCCATGAACCTTGATCTGCTGTCCGATATACGTGGCGCGCTGGAAACTGCGTTGCAAGATGGACAAACCCTCACCCAGTTCATTAAGGCCTTGCAGCCCACGCTGGAGTCTCAGGGGTGGTGGGGTAAGCAGGTGATCGTAGACAGCAACGGCGGTGCCGAGATGGTGCAGCTGGGCAGCCCGCGACGTTTGAAGACGATCTACCAGACCAACCTGCAAAGCGCCTACATGGCCGGTCGCAAGGCCAGCATGGAGGAAACCACCGACACCCATCCGTACTGGATGTACATCGCCATCCTGGACGGCAAGACCCGGCCGAGTCACCGGGCGCTTCACGGTCAGGTGTTCCGTCATGATGATCCGATCTGGGCGGCCATCTTCCCGCCCAATGGTTTCAACTGTCGCTGCCGTGTTGTAGCCCTGAGCGAAGCTGCATTGAAGCGCCGGGGTTTGAAGGTCGTATCGAGCGAGGGGCATATGTTCACCGAGGCCGTGGAGACCGGCATCGACAAGCGTACCGGCGAGATCAGAACCGCCCCCGTGACAGGCATCCGTACAACCGACGCCGCAGGCAAAGCCATAACGTTCCGCACCGATCCTGGGTTCAACCACGCACCAGGTACTGGCCTTGCCGACATGCTTAAACGCAAACGGGCAGCCGCTTAGGAGCTTTGCTATGTTCACCATAGAACTGGATCACCAGCGCCTGCAGGACGCGCTACGCAAAGTCGAATGGGCTGTCGGTGATCTCGCGCCGTTAATGCGTTCGGTTGCTGCCGAGCTGGGCAGCATCACCGAGGAGAATTTGGGGGAGCAAGGCCGGCCAGACTGGCAGGATCTATCTGACGTGCGTATTGGCCAGCGGGAAAAAGATGGGACATGGCCAGGTCAAATGCTGCAGGTCAGTTCGGCAGGCCTCGCGGCGTCGATCACCACCCATGCAACCGATAGCTCTGCCCTGGTCGGCAGTAACAAGCCGTATGCAGCGATGATGCACTTCGGTGGCACCAAGGCCGAGTTCCCTCACTTGTGGGGCGACATTCCTGCGCGACCCTACCTGCCGATGGACGCTGAAGGTGCGCTTCAGCCTGAGGCAGAGGAAGCGATCCTTGATCTTGCGCTGATGCACTTAGAAAAGGCCGCCCGCCTGTAAGCTCGCAGGACGCGTTTAGGGGCGCTCAGCGCCCCGGTTCATCGCGCAGCAACCCTCAAGCCCGCTGTGCATGCTTTATAAATCCCCGTTGCCGTCCTTCACGGCTGTTGATCGGGTGCATATCCCGAACAACTCACCACATTCCCTCGCGACAACTCTTTAAAGCCGATTAAAAGTCTCGGGCCGGTCATTGGATCAGGCTGTGTGCTTACTCCATCAAGCGCACGCCAACAGCCCATGAAGCCACTCCATATTTTCAAGCCGGGTAAGCACACCGCAATGAGCGGTGATAGCTTCAACTTCAGCGAAAGTGATCTGGCCGCCACCGTGCGTGCTTACTCCCCTGCATTGCATGAAGCTCCGCTGGTGATCGGCCATCCCAAACACGATGCACCTGCAGCGGGCTGGGTGAAGTCTCTGCAGGCGACGCCCGAGGGCCTGACTGCCGAAACGCAGCAGGTCGACCCGGCATTCGCCGAACTGGTCGGCAAAGGCAGCTACAAGAAAATTTCCGCCTCGTTCTATCACCCCGACTCGCCGAGCAATCCAGTGCCTGGTGTGTACTACCTACGCCACGTCGGCTTCCTCGGGGCTCAGCCTCCCGCCATCAAGGGTTTGCGCCCCATTGATCTGGCCGACACCGACGAAGGTGTCATCGAGTTCGGTGACTACGGGCACGAAGTCAGTTCCGGCCTGTGGCGCAAGTTTCGCGAATTCCTGATCGGCCAGTTCGGCGCCGAGACCGCCGACAAGGTGGTTCCGTCCTGGGAGATCGACAGCCTTGCCGAAATCGGGCGTCGTCCCGAGCTGGAAACCGGCCCGTCCTATGCAGAACCCAAACCCACCACCGAGGTAAATCCCGTGACCGAGGAAGAACAGGCCCAATTGAGGGCGGAAAACGAGCGTCTTCAAGCCCAAATCAGCCGGCGCGACAAAGCCGACAAAGCCGCGACCCAGGAAGCAATCCACGCCAGCAACACCGAGTTCGCCGAGCATCTGGTGGCGAGCGGCATGAAGCCGGTTCACGTTGCTGCCGTCGTGGCTGCGCTGGACTACGCCGAGTCGGGTGATAAGCCCCTGGAGTTTGGCGAAGCCGATGATCGCCAGCCGCTCACTGAAGGGCTCAAGGCCGTTTTTCAGGAGCTGACCGGCGCTGTCAGCTTCGGTGAACAGGCCTCCAAAGAGCGTGCTGGCAAGGCCCAGGACAAGACCATCAATCCGCTTGTGGCTGACGCCGAAGCCCGTTCGAAACAATAGGAGGCTCCATGCCTACTTACACACCGCCAAAAACGCTGGGTGATTTGCTCCTGGTTGAAGTCGCTCCCGGCTGGACCAAAGAAACGGGGTTGCTGCTCGCTGGCACTCTCTACGGGATTGGCACTGTGTTGGCCAAAGTCGATGGCAAATACCAAGCCCTCGATCCAGTTGCTGTTGGCGCAGCTGAAAAAGCCGTCGCGGTTCTCGGTGAAGCTGTTGATGCCACAGGCGCCGACGCGCCTGGCGTTGTCATTGCCCGTGGCGCTGTCGTGGATTCGGCGGAATTGCTCTGGCCCGCGGGCATCACCGATGCGGAAAAATCCATCGCTCTGGGCGAGTTGAACGCCCTGGGCATCGTCGCTCGTGCGGCGCTCTGATAGGAGCTGTACATGAATCTTCAAGACCTCTTCACCGTTGCAAGCCTCAGTGCATCCATCAACAAGTTGCCGGTCATCCCCAGCAAAGTCGGCGCCATGGGCATCTTCGAAGAGAAAGGTGTCACCACCACGGCGGTGGTCATCGACGAATACGAAGGTCGGCTGGTGCTGGTCCCGAACGCCTCGCGTGACGCCGATCCGGCAGCCATAAAAGGTGGCAAGCGCGGTCGCCGCATCTTTGAAACGCTGCATCTGCCACTGGGTCGCCCGCTGCTGCCGAGCCAACTGCAGGGCATTGCGTCCTTTGGTCAGGAAGCGGCTTCAACGCCTGTGGCAACAGTGATCAACGACCACTTGCAGGAGCTGAAGAACAGCATCGAATCCACGCGTGAATTTCAGCGTGTAGGTGCATTGCGCGGCAAGCTTCTGGATGCGGACGGCGCAGTAATCGTCGACTTGTTCAGTGAATTCGGTGTTGAGCAGAAAAAAGTCACCGTTGCCCTGGGCACGGCATCGACCAACGTCCGCAAGGCCTGTCTGGATGCCAAGCGCTATGCCGAATCGAAACTCGGCGGCGTCATGGTCACGGGCTTTCGCTCGTTCTGCGGCCCTGACTGGTTCGATGCTTTCACCGACCATGAAAAGGTCAAGGCGGCCTTTGCGGGTTACCAGGAAGCGCAA